CCCCATATCGTCACTGAGTATAAGGAAGGTACTAGTACCTTATCTCCATTCTTGTATAAGGTTACAAAGCAAGATACATTTATGATGAGTTCTGATAAGATTCTTACTCTTGCAGATCCAACTCCAACTCTACTTGAGAAATATGAGGACTTGATTAAGGAATGAAATTTTACACTAATGTTCAGTTAATTGGAAATCAGTTTTTAGTTCGTGGTTATGAAAATGGTGAACATTTTGAATTTAGGGATGAGTTTAGACCAACTCTTTTTGTAAAAACTAAAAAGGAAACCAAATATAAGACATTAAGTGGAGAACCGGTAGAACCTATTCAACCAGGAAATGTTCGTGATTGCAGGGAATTTTATAAGAAGTACGAGGGCGTACAAGGATTTGAAATCTATGGAAATGAGAGATATATCTATCAATATATTTCTGAAAAGTATCCAGAGGAAGAAATCAAATTTGATATTAATAAAATCAAACTTGTAACTCTGGACATTGAAGTTGCATCCGAACAGGGATTCCCTGATGTAGAATCTTGCGTTGAGGAAATTCTTGCAATTAGTATTCAGGATTATACAAGCAAGAAAATTATTACTTGGGGAGTTAAACCTTTTAATAATGTTCGTAAAGATGTGACTTATCATCTTTGTGAATCTGAATATGCACTACTCAACTCATTCATTAACTATTGGATAGAAAATACGCCAGAAGTCATCACTGGATGGAACATTCAACTTTATGATATTCCATATATTGCCAAGCGTCTCAATCGTGTGCTTGGTGAGAAGTTGATGAAGCGTCTTTCTCTCTGGGGACTTGTTACCGAAGGGGAGATTTTTATCAATGGACGTAAGCACACTGTCTTTGATATTGGTGGTGTAACTCAACTTGATTATATGGATCTTTATAAGAAGTTTACTTATAAGGCACAGGAATCATATCGTTTGGATTATATTGCCGAAGTAGAACTTGGGCAGAAGAAATTGGATCACTCTGAGTACAATACCTTCAAAGACTTCTATACCAAGGGTTGGCAAAAGTTTATTGAGTATAACATCGTTGACGTAGAACTTGTTGATCGCCTGGAAGACAAGATGAAGTTGATTGAACTTGCACTTACGATGGCTTATGATGCCAAAGTGAATTATGCCGATGTGTTCTATCAGGTTCGTATGTGGGATAATATTATTTACAATTATCTCAAGAAACGTGATATTGTGATTCCCCAAAAGAATCGTTCTTCAAAGAATGAAAAATATGCTGGTGCTTATGTAAAGGAACCGATTCCAGGTAAGTATGATTGGGTAGTCAACTTTGACTTGAATAGTCTGTATCCTCACTTGATTATGCAATATAACATCTCACCAGAAACTCTGATGGATGAACGTCATCCTACTGCAACTGTTGATAAGATTCTGAATCAACAACTCAACTTTGACGAATATAAGGACTATGCCGTATGTGCAAATGGGGCAATGTTCCGCAAAGATGTTCGTGGGATTCTTCCAGAACTCATGGAGAAGATGTATAACGAGCGAGTCATCTTCAAAAAGAAGATGATTGATGCCAAGAAAGCATATGAAAAGAAGAAGTCTAAGGAGTTGGAAAAAGAAATTGCCCGGTGCAATAACATTCAAATGGCAAAGAAGATTTCTCTTAACTCTGCTTATGGTGCTATCGGCAATCAGTACTTCCGTTATTACAAACTAGAAAATGCCGAGGCAATCACTCTTTCGGGGCAGGTTTCTATTCGCTGGATTGAAACTAAAATGAATGCCTATATCAATAAACTTCTTAAGACTGAGGATGTAGATTATGTTATTGCTTCTGATACCGATTCCATTTATCTTAATATGGGTCCTGTGGTTGATGCTGTATTCAAGGGAAGAGAGAAAACTACTGAAAGCATTGTCTCGTTCCTTGATAAGGTCGCTTCGTTGGAACTTGAGAAGTATATTGAAGGTTCTTACCAAGAACTGGCAGACTATGTGAATGCCTACGATCAGAAGATGCAGATGAAGCGTGAGAATATTGCCGACCGTGGAATCTGGACTGCCAAGAAGCGTTATATTCTGAATGTATGGAATAGTGAGGGAGTGGCATATACAGAACCCAAACTCAAGATGATGGGTATTGAGGCTGTTAAATCTTCTACTCCTGCACCTTGTCGTCAGATGATTAAGGATGGTTTGAAACTGATGATGAGTGGAACAGAAGAACAGGTAATTGAGTTTATTGATGAGTGCCGTGCTAAGTTCAAAAAACTTTCACCGGAACAAATTTCATTTCCTCGTTCTGTGTCTGACGTGAACAAGTATCAATCTTCTTCAACCATTTATACCAAGGGAACACCCATTCACGTTCGTGGGGCACTTCTCTTTAATCATTATGTCAAGGAAGCAAAACTAACAAATAAATACTCACTTATTCAGAATGGTGAAAAGATTAAGTTTGTATACTTGAAAAAACCAAATACTATTCATGAGAATATTATCTCATTCATTCAAGAGTTTCCTAAAGAACTTAATCTTGACAAATTTATTGACTATGAATTACAATTTGAAAAAGCATTTCTAGAACCACTCAAATCAATTCTTGATGCAGTTGGATGGAACGTAGAAAAAACAGTAAACCTTGAATTATTTTTCTCTTAATGGAATTACCAATCACTGACAAAGAACTGGATACAATCATTAGTGCTCTTGGTGTGGGAGGTGATGCTGCACTTTATAAAAAACTCAAGACTGTAAAAGAAGTCAGGAATACAAATCCTGAATGTTATAAAAAAATCTTACGCGAAGAATACGGGATGGTAATTTGATGGATTTTCTTAAAGATATTGTAAAAGAAATTGGCGATGACTACACAGAACTCGCATCAGACATTGATGAGACTGAAACTTATGTGGACACGGGTTCATACATCTTTAATGCTCTTGTCAGTGGGAGTATCTTTGGTGGTGTATCTGGTAATAAGATTACTGCAATCGCAGGTGAAAGTTCTACGGGAAAGACTTTCTTCAGTCTGGCTGTCGTTAAGAATTTTCTTGATAGTAATCCTGATGGATATTGTCTCTATTTTGATACTGAAGCAGCAATCACTAAATCACTTCTAGAAAGTCGTGGTGTTGATACGAAACGTCTTGTTGTTGTCAGAGTAGTTACAATTGAAGACTTTAGAAATAAGGCACTGAAAGCAGTAGATATATATCTTAAGTCACCAGTGGATGATCGCAAACCTTGTATGTTTGTATTAGATTCTCTGGGTATGCTTTCTACTGATAAAGAGATTACTGATGCCCTAAATGAAAAGCAAGTCCGAGATATGACCAAATCTCAACTTGTGAAAGGTGCATTCCGAATGCTTACACTTAAACTTGGTCAAGCAAAAATTCCAATGATTGTAACCAATCATACCTACGATGTCATCGGTTCCTATGTTCCTACTAAAGAGATGGGTGGTGGTTCTGGTCTTAAGTACGCCAGTTCTACTATCGTGTATCTCAGCAAGAAAAAAGAAAAGGATGGAACAGAAGTCATTGGAAACATTATCAAAGCAAAGACTGCTAAGTCGCGTTTGAGTAAGGAAAATAAGGATGTTGAGATTCGTTTATTTTATGATGAGCGTGGTTTAGATAGGTATTATGGACTTCTTGAATTGGGAGAACTTGGTGGACTTTGGAAGAATGTTGCAGGACGATATGAAATGGATGGTAAGAAAATCTATGCCAAAGAAATCCTAAAAGATCCGGAGAAATATTTTACTTCAGAAGTAATGCAGGCTCTTGACGAAACTGCCAAAAAAGAGTTTAGTTATGGGTAATTGTATTAAGGTTATTAAAACTAAAATTGATACAAAAAAAATAATTCACCAATTAGAAAAAAATCCAGGAGACTGGGGATCCCAACAAAAACTTAAGAATGTGGAACTTAAAGATCCACATACTCATATCACAACAGTTGATGTTCTTCAGTTAATAATGGGTGGTATTGAAAAACCAGGTGAGATTGTTGGTGATACTGAGATTTGTATTAAGACACCGGCATATGAACATCACAGTGAAATAAGAAAAATACTCAAAAAGTATTTTAATAAAATTGATAGATGTGGATTTCTTTCTCTTCCTATTGATGAAATTGTTGGTGCCCATATTGACGAAGGAACTTATTACCTGACAAGAGATCGTTACCATTTGTCAATTTCCGGCAGGTATCAATATTTTGTCGGAAATGAGAGTATAATAGTAGAACCCGGAACTCTTTTTTGGTTTGATAATAAACAACCTCACGGCACAGTTAATATTGGAGATGAAGTTAGAATTACTTTTGTTTTTGATGTTCCGCATTCCCCCGATAACCCACAGCACAAAATAGATGGATAAAGTTGAATTTTTGATTCTAAGAAATTTTTTACATAATGAACAATATACAAGAAAGGTTATTCCTTTTGTTAAACCAGAATATTTTGAAGAAACGAATCAAAAAATTGTATTTCAGGAAATATTAAATTTTATTCAAAAATACAATCAACTTGCCACAAAAGAAGTTCTTTCTATTGAGGTAGAAAAACGCACAGATATTAATGAAGATAGTTTCAAACAAATTTTGAATCTGATTGAATGTCTTGATAATGTGCCCACAGAATTTGATTGGTTAGTTGATACTACCGAAAAGTGGTGCCGTGATCGTGCCATTTATTTGGCTCTGATGGAATCAATTCATATTGCCGATGGTAAAGATGAAAAGAAAAATCGTGATAGCATTCCATCAATCTTATCTGATGCTCTTGGAGTATCTTTTGATACCGCAATCGGACACGATTATCTGTTAGACTATGAAAAAAGATATGAAACCTATCATAGAAAGGAAGAAAAAATTGAATTTGACTTGGAGTTTTTTAACAAGATCACAAAAGGTGGTCTACCTAATAAGACTCTCAATATCGCTCTTGCTGGTACGGGTGTCGGAAAAAGTCTCTTTATGTGCCACGTTGCTGCTTCCGTCTTATTGCAAGGCAGGAACGTTCTCTACATCACTCTTGAAATGGCAGAGGAAAGAATTGCTGAAAGAATTGACGCAAATCTTTTGAATATTCCAATTCAACAACTGAATGAATTGCCAAAATCTATGTTTGAGAGTAAGGTAAATAGTCTGGCAAAGAAGACACAAGGAACTCTAATTATTAAAGAGTATCCTACTGCTTCTGCACACGCAGGACACTTCAAGTCACTTCTTAGTGAACTTGCACTTAAGAAATCATTTAGACCTCATATTATTTTCATTGACTATCTTAACATCTGTGCTTCCAGTAGGCATAAAGCAAATGGTGCTGCCAATTCTTATTCTTATATCAAATCAATTGCAGAAGAACTTCGGGGACTCGCAGTTGAGTTTAATGTTCCAATTGTTTCCGCTACTCAGACTACTCGTGGTGGTTATGGCAATTCTGATGTTGAACTTACTGATACTTCTGAATCCTTTGGTCTTCCTGCCACTGCTGATCTTATGTTTGCTCTTATTTCAACTGAAGAATTGGAAGGACTCGGACAGATACTTGTTAAACAATTGAAGAATAGGTATAATGATCCGACAATGAATAAAAGATTTGTTGTTGGTATTGATAGAGCTAAAATGAGATTATATGATGTTGAACAAAATGCTCAACAAGATATTCTTGACAATGGTAAGGATGAGAAGTATAATGATGAAGAAAAGAAACCAAAAAAATCATTCGAGGGATTTAAATTCTAATGGCAAATATTGATCCGGCAAAGTATATTGAATTCGTTCGTCAGACAACAAGTGAAGCAAGTAGTGACTTTGCAGCACTTCTTGCTCGTCTAACAGAACTGGAACTTGCTGATGCTAATGTTCCTCGTCTTCTTACTGCGGCATTTGGAGTGTCTGCCGAAGCAGGTGAATTGGTTGAAATTGTAAAGAAGATGTTTCTTCAAGGAAAACCTTATACCGAAGATAATATTATTCATATGAAGAAAGAAGCAGGAGATATTCTCTGGTATATGTCTCAACTTTG